AACATTAATTTGTTACCCTATTTTCGTTTTAAGTGTTAAAGTTATGTTAAAGAATTATAATTATAGTTCATAATCTAAAATGTTTTTTTATATTTGTAGAGAACAATTAAAAACGATATAATTATGTCATTCACATTAAAATCAGTAAAGAACCCAGTTAAAGGAATGAAAGTTAGATTTATGATTCATGGCGGATATGATCAAGGCGTTATCCTTGGAATCGATAATGATACAATAACCGTTGGTTATGAAGTTAGAGACATTCATTATAAATTAATAGCAAGAAGAACAGCTATAAGAAAATTAAATCAATTAACAATATAATTATGACACGAAATTTAGATTTTCAAATCGGAGAAAAAGTAAAATGGACAGTTGGTAAAATAAAAACAATTGGATGTTTTCTAGAAGACAATAAAGACGGAACTTGTGAAATAGTTACTCATACAGTAAATTCTATGCCTAGCAGCAGAATAATAACAGTTAAAAAATCAATACTAAAACTAGATATATAATGAAAGAATCAGATTTTAAAATTATCAAAAAAACAAATGGAGTTGGTGATACTTGGTATCATGTTAAATGGAGAGTTACCCTTTTTGGAATAACCTTATTTTGGAAATATGCAAAAGGTGATGGAATTCACGAAAGACATTTTTACAGCAAAATATATTTTCGCAATCTTAAGCAATGTAATTATTTCATTAAAAATGAAATCGAAGAACACAATTTATATATGAAAAGAAAAGTAGTTAAAACAGAAACAATAAAACAATAAACCATGAAATACGAAATGTCACTTGGTGGAAAGCCATTAACTTTAGTTCACGATAATTTAGATGCATCAATAAATGTGGACAACTTAACAAAGATAGATACATCAAATATCTTTGGAGAGCACGTTACAATTTCAGCAGCAGTTAATCGAATCGGATTATTAAAAGCTGAAGTTCAAAAAGTAATGTCAGAAGCAAAGCTAGATCTTAAAATGTACGAAGGAAACTTTAAAGCAAAATTAAGAAAGCAAGCTGCAAACAATTCTGGCAAATACACAATGAGAGTTGGCAATGAAGATGTAGCAATAAAGCTAACTGAATCATCACTTGCCACAAGCTTTGAAACAGACGCTGAGTGGATTAAAATTAAGAAAGCTTATATTCTATCAGAAAGAAATTTTAATGCTCTAGAATCGCTTTATTGGGCTTGCCAAGATAAATCAAGAAAATTAAATGGATTAGTTCAAGGAACAACTCCAGATGAATATGTATCAGAAATGATCGAAGGTAAAGTTAACGGAATTTTAATAAAGAAGTAATTATGAAAAAGATATTATTAGTATTGGCAATAGCACTATTCACATTCACATTAAGTGCGCAGAGCTTCAAGGAGACAAAACCCTATGGAATATTTGATATAGAGTTTTATGGTAGAGATGTGGTATTCTATAACAATCACATTGGAGAGGAGTTTACATTTTATGCTTTTAGAATACAAAAAACTAGTGGGGCTACAATTTATTACATACTGGACAACGAAGAGGGTTTAGTAAGCCATAGGTTAATATTATCTAAAAATGAAGATAATGACCTATACACTATGACTCGAGTTATAAGGTATGAGGGAAATAGTAATGGTTCGTCTACAGAATTTACATTGGAATTAAAAAAGTAATTATGAAACAAACAAATGGAAATGCCCAAGTAAATGGAGCAAGAGAAGATCACAACAAAAAAGTTGGAAAGCTTAAGGGCTTAGGAAACACGAAGGGAAAGACCTGGAATGAAAATCGAAGAAACAGAAGTATTTAATCATGAAAAAATTATTATCAATATTAATTGCATTAACATTATTTAATTGTGATGTACAAGAAGAAATGCATTGTGGAGTAGTTACTGGATATGGAACGTATTTAAATGGAAATCATTATGTGACTATAAATAATATGGATCATCTAATAAATTCTCTACAAGGAATTAACATTGATGATGATATTTGTGTAGAATATTAAAGACAAGTATGAACTCGAGGCATTCATACTAAACGAAAGTCCTCATCGAACAATTTAATAATATTTTAAAAACAAACATTATGGGTTTAGGAACCGTACAACAAAACAACACAACATTTTTATCATTAGCTGGAGGCTACGTTTGGAATCGCAAGGCTGATGAGTCAGATCCAAATTTTGCAACTCAAAATTATGAGACAAGCGAAGGAACAAAAACTCGTCAAGGCGCAAGGTATGCAGATTTGACTGGATCTATCAAAAATGTAGAATTTAAAACTCACGACAAATTTGGTGAATCTATCAATGTAACATTTGATGCAGCTGGAGAAAGTTATACCATTGCAATATCTACTAATAATAGATACAGCCAAGATATGATGAAAGCTTTATTAAAACTTGATTTAACAAAAGAGGTTTATTTAAAGCCATATGATTTCGTTGACAAAGAAGGTCGAAGAGCTCAAGGCGTAGTATTTCGTCAAGATGGTGAAAAGATCAATTTGCGAAATGACGATGCTCCATCAAAAGAATCTGAATGGTTTAAGTCTTCAAACAAGAAACAAATCAAACGATTCTTTGAAGATTTAACTGAATGGTTTATTGCTGAAGTTGAAGAAAAAGTTATTCCACAACTTGGAAATGCTGAACCTCAATCAGGATTGGGAACAGTGGAACAAAAAGAGAAAGCTGAAGACACAACTTTTCCATCAAGTATGGAAGATGTGACTGAGGAAGAAGCTCCAGTAGAAAAAGCAGTATCGCCATTAAAGATGAAGAAAGCTTTAAAGGTATACATGGCTGAAAACTATGAAGGTGAAGTATTGCCAAAATTATCAAAAGAAGATTTGAAAAAATGGTACGACTTAGCACAAGCTGAAGAAGAATTACCTATTGATGATTCTGCTGAAGTAGCTGAAGGAGATTTAGACGCTCAATTAGGAGCTTTATTAAATTCATAAGTAATTAAAATGGGCCACTTTAATTAGTGGCCTTTTTCTATGAAAAAACCAATAGCAATAATATTTAATGATGCTCACTTAAAAGTTGGAAATGAAGAAGCAGTAATTTCCAGTGTGAAGCATATGATAGAAGTCGCAACAGAAAAGGGAATTAATAGAATTCTTTTTGCTGGTGACTTATTTGATTCAAGATCATTTCAAAGATTAAATCAACTAAGGGCATTTGACAAAATACTAAAGTTGTTTCAATTACATGGAATCAAATCAGATTTTATACCGGGCAATCATGACAAAACACTTTACGCAAGTCATGATTCTTTTTTAGATGTTTTTCAATGGCACCCAGGATTTAAACTACACACATCATTAAGTGTGGTAGAAATAGAGGGTGTTTCGATAAGTATGCTTCCATTTTTTTCTGATGACATGTTAATACCTATGATTGAAAATGCGGAGCCAACCGACGTGCTTATAAGCCATTTTGAAATGGCTGGTTCAACGAATCTTGGAAACAAAAGTGAGAAAACCACAATAAACGAAAAACTATTATCAAAATGGAAAAAAGTTTATTTAGGACATTATCATAACCATCATGAAATAACAAAAGATATTGTTCATTTGCCTTCTTTAATTCAAGCTAAATTTGGTGAAGATAATAACAAAGGATTTTCAATACTTTATGATGACTTATCTTACGAGATAATTAAAGGTAAATTTCGTGAGCTTATAAAGATCGAAATTAATTTGAATGATATAACAACAGCTGAATTAAAAGGATTGATTAAAACACACTCTAATAGCTCGAATACCATTAGATTTGAGTTTAAAGGAGATGAGTCAAAGTTAAAAGCTTTAGATAAATCTTTATTCAAAGAAACTGGTATCGATGTCAAGGTGAAGTATGAAGTCAAGTATGACTATGGAAATAGAAAACTTGAATTCCCAAAAGTAATAGAAAGATACAGCAAGCAAGATGTTCGAAAAACTTTCAAAGAATTTTGTAAAGAAAAAGGATATGATGAAAGCGCTGGTCAAGAAATACTTGAAGAATTTTTAAAACAACAATAAATGTCAAAAGGAATTAAAAAAGCATTAGCAGCACTGGAAAAAAGATTCGGTGAAAAAGTGGTAATGAAAATGACAGATGCTAATTCGGATGTAGCAACATTCTCATCAGGCCGAGGAGATCTAGATGTAGCATTAGGTGGAGGATATGGAGTTGGCAAGATAATAGAACTTTATGCTGAATCTGGTTGTGGAAAAACTGGATTAGCCTTAGAGGCAATTGCTTCAGTTCAAAAAGCAGGAGGAACTTGTGCAATCATAGATTCTGAACATGCTTTGAATACAGAATACTGTGAACAAATCGGAGTCGAAGTAGATGATCTATATATTAGTCAGCCAAGCTATGGAGAACAAGCAATTGAAATAATCAGAGCATTGATAGAAACATGTGAGGTTGATTTAATTGTAGTTGATTCTGTAGCAGCGATGATACCTAGGGCAGAAATGGAAGGTGAATCTGGAGAGGTTAAAATGGGGCTTCAAGCTAGAATGATGTCACAAGGCATGAAATTAATATCTGGACCAGCTAGTGATTCAGGAACTACAGTTCTATTTATTAATCAATTAAGATCAACAATTGCAATGTACGGACCGTCATTAACAACGACAGGTGGAAAAGCATTGAAGTTTTATGCATCTCAAAGATTAGAGATTAAAAATAAAGGACAACTCAAAGAAGGCGATGATGTAATTGGATTCAAACAACATATCAAAATTGTTAAGAATAAAATTGCACCGCCATTTAAGATTGTCGAAAATGATATTGTATATGGTGTTGGGGTTGATAAGTTTACCGGCATGGTAGAATTATTAGTCTTCGAAGGAATTATAACGAAAAAGGGTGCATTCTATTATTATGGAGATACTCGTTTGGCTCAAGGTATTAAGAAACTAAGAGTTGCGTTTGATGACAATCCAGATATGGTTGAAAAATTTCAAGAATTATTGGAGAAGAAAAAGAAATAGAAACCCTAGAAGGGATATTTCTTTAGAATTAGCAGGAATTAATTTTCCTGCTTTTTTGTTTTAAATGTTAAAGAAAAGTTAAAAACTTCAAATAACTAAAATATTTATGTATATTTGAAAAGTAAACAATTAAACTAAAATAAATTATGAGCAACAAAAAGTATTACAAAACAGTGTCACAAAAAAACGACAATGTCTTAGCAATGGAATTCGACTACGATAATGGTGGTGGAGTTTTATTTGACTTAGTAAATTTAACAACTAGAGAATTGGTATCTGGAGAAGAGTTTGAAAATGTCTTCGAAATTTCAGAATATGAATATGAAGATTTAGTTAGGGCCTACTTCATAAAGTTGGGAGACACATTGGCATCTTATGCTGGAGGTGGTTCCAGTGAAAAAGAATTTAATAATGCAATGGGAATAATCGTCGATGATATATTGAAAAAAGAAGAAGAAAAGCCGTTTGAGCCAAAAACAGCATTTTCATTAATGCACAGTGATCTTCAAGTTGGTGGATTCTCAGAAAGAACTACTTTAGAACTTATTCAATTTATAGGCGATATCAAAAAGAATTACAAACACATGCTTATCAAAAACGTCGATGGAGAGATTGTTGCTATGGTAGATGCAAAAACAGTATTTGAAGCATCATTTGAATTTGAATCATTTTAGTCATGAAAAAAGGAACTAAAGTAGAATTCAGATTTGCTGGATCAGCTGTTGAAGGAATTGTCGAAGGAGTAAGTGATAAAACTGGAAAGACACTAGTAAGAGGAACCGATGACGGATATCTATATCCAATAAGCGAAGAAAATTTAATTAAAACTAAATAACATGTTAGAAGATATTGGAAAAGATCTAGATACAACTTCAGAAATTGTAGCTAAAAAAGAACAAAAGAAAGAAGAAAAGAAAGTAACAACGATTAAGCCTCACCGTGGTCATACTTTATTCGAATGGAATATCGCTGAAAATAAATTAGTGAAAGCCACTTTTGAAAAAACAGATGTTGACTACATGGCTGTTGTAAATAAACACAATATTGCCAGAAGGAAAGTCATTATGAATGCGGGCTGTATTTATGTATCTGCATTAAATGAAAAAAATGCAATGAGAAAATTAAATAACCCATTAAATAAAATTCAATGAGATTAGATAGAATTATATTAGATAATTTTATTGCATTTGAACACTTGGATTACGAGTTTGAAAATAAGCCTTTGTTAGTTCAAGGGCTTAATTTAACCGATGAAGGTCAAAAATCAAATGGAGCTTGTAAATCTGGATTGTTCACTGGAATAGAATTTTGTATCACAGCATCAAACTCAAGAGATGTGAGAGATTTAGAATTGGTGTCATATGGACAATCAGAAGCTAGGACTCAATTGTTTGCTTCTTGTGATGTTAGGAAAGAATCAATACATATCGATTGGGCGATAAAAGTCAAAGGATCAAATAAATTGACACTCTTCATAAAGTCTTATAATGATGATTGGGAAGAAGTATCTTTTTCAAATGTAAACGATGGAAAGAAATTTATATTAGCATGGTTCGCAATTTCAAAGGAAGATTTATTCAACTACTATATTATTAATAAAAGTAGGTTCAAATCATTCTTCAAATCATCTAATAAAGAAAAAGTAGATTTAATTAATCGATTTTCAGATGCAAGTATTATAGCTGGATTAGAAGATATTGATAATACTAAATTGGAAGGTGAAGCTAGATTCAAAAAATCAGAAGCAGATAAAAATGCTGGAAAGATTGAAATGGTTAAAGATCAAATCGAATCTGAAAAAAATCGTGATTTCAAAGAAGAGTTAGCAGATCAAATTCAAGATATTGATATGGATATTAAAACAGCCAAAGAGGATATCGTGGATTTAGAAACTGATTTAAAAACTGAAACAGCTTTATTGAAAGAATCTAAAGAGGATATTGAAAAAGCGATAGTGTCATATGATATTATCAACAAAGAACTTGATGCGGCAAATAAAGAACTAGAGTCTTTTGTAGAAGTTGATTATTCAAAAGAAATTGGAGAAGCCGAAGAAGAAATTGATGAAATTGAAGAAGACTGTGAATTGGCTGAAAATTTAATCATGACTTGGGAAGCTAAAAGTACCAAAGTAAAAACCTTGCTTAGTAAAATTAATGTTAAACTAGGTGGTCAAATAACATGTCCATCTTGCAAACATGATTTTGTACTAGACGGCGATATCGATGAGTTAAAGAAAAACAAGATTTCTGCAACTGATATGTTGCCTAAAATTGATGATAAGATTGAGGAGTATAAATCCAAAGTAAAGGAATGTGAGGATAAAGTAAAATCTATTGAAGCTAAGCTTTCGAAAATTGAGGAATCTCAAGATAAAAGCAAGCAAGAAAAAAGATCTATGTTAAATGTCATTGATGAAATCTTGGCTAAAGCTAGAAATTCAAAATCTAATATCTCAAATTTAGAAAGAGAGAAAGAAAGATTTAGAGTACAATTATTTGACACCAAACAAGACATCAAAGGATGTGAAAAAGCCATAAAAGAAAACGAAGCTAAAATAAAGGGTTTAAAGCTAGGTAATAACAAAAGTATTATTACTACACTTAAAAAAGATTTAAAGTCACTAGAACAGCTCCAAAATGATTATGAGCTTGAATTGACTACAATCAATGACAAGATATATTCTAGAAATCAATGGAAAAACAATTTCAAGCAATTTAGAGGATATTTAGCTAATCAATCTTTAGAAGTAATTCAATTTCATTGTAATCGATATCTTCACGATATGGGATTAGATTTAACTGTAAAAATGGATGGATATAAAACTCTAGCTAATGGAACAATTAAAGATGAAATCTCAATTAAAGTAATAAGGGATGTAGAAAGAACATTCTCATCATTTAGTGGTGGCGAACAAGGTAGATTATTATTTGCTTCAATATTAGCAAATAGACATATGATCAACAAAACGCATCCATATGGAGGATTAGACTTTTTAAGTATCGATGAAATATTCGAAGGAGTTGATGGAGTAGGGTTAAAAAGTCTTATTGAATCAGCAAAAGTATTAGACATTGCCGTGATGGTTATAACTCATGTAACAGATGAAGAAGCTTCAAGCGATGTTTTAACAATAGTTAAAGAAAACGGAATATCAACAATTAAAAAATAAATATCATGAAAAAAGCATTTTTATTATTAGCCTTATTGGCAACAACATTATCATTTTCACAAAGCCATATTACATTATCTGTTTACCAGGATGCTAAATTTGGGATGTATAATTTACTTTTAAGAACTGAGTTACAGGATAAACAAGGTGAATGGGGCTATTTTTATGTAGCTCCAGAATTTGAATATGCTCAAATAAAACATGGCTATTATCGATATTCAGTGAATGCTGGATATACATTTAATAAGCTAATTGTTCAAAAAGCAGAAGCTGGAGCGTCTATTGGATATGGAATAATCAGTAGAAATCAAAGAGCTTATCGAGGATTTAATGGAAATGCTTTTTTAAAATATCCAATAACAAGTAAGTTAAAATTTTGTTTATTAGCTCAAGTGGTTGATAGAAAAGACATTGTAAAAATACAAGCTTCAGGCTTTGTTGGGATAGAAATAAATTTAAATTAAAATTATGGGACATAGATTAATTGAAGAGGAATTAGAAAGACAAAGACAACAAAAAGAAGATGAGAGAAATGCCCGAATGGACATTATAGCTCAGAACGGAAATGACGGTGAACATTATGAAGATGAAGATTTAACAGTAAGTGATGTAGAGGCTACTTATAGTTGGATAAATCCAACTAGCTACAAATTAGATGTTTCAATGATTCATGATTTAGAAGATATTAAAGATATTTTAGAAGCACTAAATTTTACGTTACATGTAAATATTAATGATGCATCACCAACACAAAGAAGATTAATAGATAACGGAACCTTTAAAAAACAATAAAATTATGAGTTTAGAAAAAGACATTCAAGAAAAGATTTCAAATGCAATTGATAACGATTTGTCAAAACAAGTTGGCGAAAGACTAAAGAAAAGATTAGAAGAAGCAGATAAGTTAGAAAAAGACCTAGAACAAAAAACCAATCAATTAGAAGCTAGAGATAAGCGAGTAAAAGTTTTAGAAGAATCTGAAAAGAAATTGAGAGATAGGGAAGTTAGCTTATCATCGATAAAATCTAGAGAAAATGCTTTAAAAGCAAAAGAAGCTAAATTTGAATTTAATCAAATAAAAGCTACGAATGATTTATTAGTAACTAACAATAATTTCATGATGGAAATTCTTAGAAATCTTTCAAGAAATACCGAGACTAGAAAAACATTCTTTTCTAATGAGCCAGTTTTCTACGATGCTCATGGAAATCAAACCTCAGGTGGGTGCAGTAATAGTGACACAACCATAACTACAGAATAAAATGGAAATAGCTTATATCGGGTTTGACCCTGGAACAGATGGATTTATTACAATATGTGACAAAGACCAAGGTGAAGAATTTACTTATTATGCAATGCCAACACAACAAGAAGAAACTGGCAAACTTTTGAAAAGTGGTAAGCCACAAACGAAACCTGTTTTTAGTTATTCGGGATTAATTGAATTAGCTGTTGTTATTAGATTAGAATTTAGTGAACATAAATTCGTAGCTGCTATTGAAGAAGTCGGTGGGCGAGGTGGTTGGAGTGCAACGAATAACTTTAATTTTGGTTATAAAGCTGGAGCTCAAAGAATGCTTTTAGAATTACTTAAAGCTGAGATAATAATGGTTCGTCCACAAAAGTGGCAATCATTTATGAGAAAAGGCTATGAGTTAATCAAGAACCCATCATCATCAGGTAAAACTATGGTGGTAGATTCTAAAGCAATGGCAGAATTAATTGCAACAACTGAATACCCTGGACAAGATTTTAGAAAAACAGAGAGAGCTAAAAAGAATCATGATGGAAAAATTGATTCTTTCTTAATTTGTTTGTATTTAATGAGAACTTATAAAGAAAAATAAAATGGAGCAAAGTAAATTTGTGGCGGAAGCTTGGAAATGTAGTTGTGGAGCATTAAACTCTAGAGCCAGAACAGAGTGTGGGAACTGCGGTAAACCTAAAGAAAAGTAAAATGAAAAGAGATTTTTATATAGATACTTTAAATAGGACCATAAACTTCTCATTTGATTACAATAAGGAAATCTCAGATAGAATAAAAAACTCAGATTATAATAGTAGATGGAACCCAGAATTAAATATCTGGGTTTTACCTATTAATAACTGGACTAAAGATACTATCAAATATATTGTTAGAACTTATGAATTCAAACAAGTACCAGAACCAAGAGAAGATGATGTAAATTTCAGTTATGAAAAAACTGAAGTTGATTTAGCTTATTTGAAAGGTCTTTGTGATGCAAAAGGTTTTACATATACACCGAGAGATTATCAATTAGAAGCATTAGGCTTTGCTATTGAAAGTGGCAATGTACTAAATGGAGATGATGTAGGATTGGGAAAAACTTTCGAATCTATATTATATGCAGAAACTAAAGATTTGTTTCCATGCTTGGTTATTACACCAGCATCAGTTAAAGATCAATGGAAAGAAAAGTGGGAAGAAATTACAAACAACAAAAGAGAGGTTGCAACAATAGTTTCAAAACCACCTAAGAAAAGACCCAATAATTGGAATGCTGATGTAGTTGTAATTAACTATGATATAATAGGTAAGAAACAAGGAAAGGGCGCAACAATGAAATTCCAAGAATTGAAAGATATTGAATGGAAATCAATAATATTTGACGAAGCTCATTTTCTTAAGAACAAAACATCGATAAGAGCAAAAGCTGCGAAGATGTTAACCACGCCTGATAACATTATAATACAGATGTTGACCGGAACTGCAATTATGAGTAGACCTGTTGAAATATGGAACTTATTAAAGATTCTTAAAACAGATCATTTGATTGCTGAAGATTGGCATCAGTTCATACGAAGGTATTGTGGTGGTTATCGTGGGAAATTTGGATGGGTAACTGACGGTGCAACTAATACTATAGAATTAAATAGAAAGTTGCGTGAAAGCTTTTATATTAGACGAGAAAAGCGAGATGTTCTTGATGAATTACCAGAGTGTACAAAGCAAGTAATCCAAATACCTATTACAAACTTAACTAAGATCAACAAAGCAACAGAATCATTCATAGAGTTCGTAACAGAAGAAAAAGGTGAAGAAGCTGCTGAAAAAGCGATGGAAGCTGAACAATTAGTTATGTTGGGTATGTTAAGAAAGATGGCTATTGAAGGTAAGTTAAAAGCAATAGAGCAATACTTAAAAGATTGGAAAGAATCTGGAGTGAAGCTATTAGTTTTTGGATTACATAGGGAGCAGCTAGATTACCTTTCAGAAAAGTTTAACTGTTCACTAATAGCTGGTGGTACAAGTGCTACTAGAAAGCGCGAGATAGTACTAGAATGGCAAAAGAATGATGATGTGTTTTTATTTGGAAATATGGAATCAGCAGGAACAGGTGTAGATGGACTTCAAGATGTTTGTTCAAATATGTTGATAACCGAATTACCATGGAGACCTTCAGATTTAGTTCAAGCGATTGGTAGACTAGATAGAAGTGGCCAAAAGAATGCGACAACGGTAACTTTCATGTTATCAGATTTCACAATTGATAGTCAAATGTGGGATATGCTATCCGATAAAGAAGCAGCGGCAGAAGCCGTAAATAAAGGAATTGATGTAAGGAGACAGAAATCAGGAATGAAATCTGTTGTTAGTAAAATTTTAAACAAATGAAAAAATGATTGAAAAAAGAGTGTCAGGACTAGAAGTTCTGATCAAAACATTAGTCCCAGTATTGATTATATGGATAATCTTTGCACTTCAAACCGCAGGTATTTTAAATGGATTTGATTATATGATTCATGACAGCAATGGCCTTTGGAGTATTGTCACAGGAGCTTTGTTTCATGGAGACATGTCACATATTCTAGGAAATACAGTACCTATGTTGGTTTGTTTACCCATTATTGTTAGGTATTACAATAAAAATTATGAAAGTATTTTGTTTTATGGTTTTTTAATTCCAAGTATTTTAGTATATTTGTTAGATCAACCTTCAATTGGTATATCGGGATTAGGATATGCACTTGTATTTTTTGTTGTATCAGCTGGATTATTTTCAGAAGATAAAACAAAATTTTTAATGGGCGTAGCCGCGATGTTCTTTTATGGAACATTATTAAAAGGGGCGACGCCATTGGCTGGTTATGGAATATCATGGCAAGCGCATCTATCTGGATTATCTGTTGGGGTTGTATTAGGAATTTTATCAATAAAAATTAAAAAGTAAAATTATGAAAAAATTATTTGTAGCATTGGTTTTATTATTTTCAATGTCATGTACTAGTCAAACAAAAGTAGTGGCAACAGTTTATAACGCTGTTCCGGCTCAAACAAATTCAGACCCTGGCCATACGGCTTCGATGTTTGAATTAGATTTATCAAATCCTTATAAGCATAAAATTATTGCAGTAAGTAGAGATCTATTAAAGCAATATCCGATGCATACTAAAGTTCTTATTAAAGGAACTAATTACGACGGGATCTATATTGTTGAGGACAAAATGAATAAAAGGTATGAAAATAGAATTGACATACTAATTAATCAAGACATGCAAATTGGCAAATGGAATAATGCAACAATGACTAAGATTAAGTAAGCATATATACATTATAATAAAG